ACGTGATTATCTTTCGCAAGCGCATTGAATGCGTTTGCAAACAATCAACAACCGAAACGAGAGGGTCAAAATGGCAACATTAGAAGAGCAAGCGGCAAAATACGAATCTCATCAAGAGTTTGAGAATTTAAGAAAAGCGCAAAATCACGCTGATTATATTTTTAATTTAGGTTGGGAAGCAGGCGCTTCAGATGATCAGCTTCAAGAAATTCACTTTGAGCTTATTGGATTTTAAATAAACAAACCGCGCCCGCGCTGGGCGCTCACCACGTTTTTTTCATGGACGAGACAAACGCGCCATTGACGGCGCAAAAACGATTTACCGATCTGT